TATTATAAATGAATTGTTGGCACTGTGGAACAGAGTTAATATGGGGTGGAGACCATGACGGAGAAGAGGGTGACGAACACGATATTGTAACTAATTTAAGTTGTCCTAATTGTCATACATTTGTGTACGTATATCATAAGTTTGAGTTTCCTACTATGGAAAAGCAACAAGAGTTATTTAGTGAACCGGAGATGTGGAGTCATTATTGTCCAGAAGAAAAATCAGAGATGGAAATAGGTAAAGGAGAAGACTGTAGTTGGTGTGGAGCAAATGAAAGTAGTTCTTGATATTGAGACAGACGGATTTAATCCTAGTAAAATACATTGTATTGTAGCTAAAGATATAAATAAAAATGTAACATACGTTTGGGACTCATCTAATATGTATGGTTTTAAAAACTGGGCAAAAGGTGTAGATACATTTATTATGCATAATGGTTTATCTTTTGATGCACCAGTATTAAATAGATTATTAGATGCAGAGATACTACCAGGTAATATTGTAGATACTTTAATATTATCTCAGTTGTTTAATCCTATTAGAGAAAAAGGTCATAGCCTAAAAGCATGGGGAGAAAAACTAAACATGCTTAAAGGTGGTGAGGGAGTAAACTTTTCTAAATATAATCAAGCTATGTTAGACTATTGTAAACAAGACGTGGAGATTACACATGCTGTTTACAAAGAGTTGTTAAAAGAAAGCAAAGGTTTTTCTAAAGAGTCTATAGATTTAGAACACGATATAAGATTAATACTAGACCAACAAGAGAAGAATGGCTTTGCTTTTGATATACAAAAAGCACAGGAGTTGTTAGCAAAATTAAAAGATGATATCTATGATTTAGAACAATGGTCTTTGGAAGAGTTTGAACCTACTATTGTAGAGATGAAAACAAAAACAAAAGAGATACCTTTTAATATTGGCTCAAGACAACAAATAGCAGATAGGTTAATGAAGAGAGGTTGGAAACCAAAACAGTTTACAGATAAAGATAATATAATAATTAATGAAGCTGTATTGAAAACAATCAAAGAACCTAATTTAAAAATAATTGCAGAGAGATTTGCTAAATACTTTTTACTGCAGAAAAGGGCAGTAATGGTAGAGTCTTGGATTGAGGCATGTGATGAAAGTAATAAAGTGCATGGTAAAGTTATGACACTTCGCACTGTTACAGGTCGCATGGCACATAACTCACCTAACATGGCACAAGTTCCGGCTACCTATTCACCTTATGGAAAAGAATGTAGAAGTCTTTGGACTGTATCAGATACTACAAAGTATAAGTTAGTAGGAACTGATGCTAGTGGTTTAGAGCTACGTTGTCTTGCACATTATTTAAATGATGTAAGTTATACTGATGAAATATTAAACGGAGATATACATACAAAGAATATGGAGTTAGCCGGTATAAAAAACAGAGACCAAGCTAAAACATTTATCTATGCTTTTTTATATGGTGCTGGTCCAGATAAGATAGGTAAGATTGTAGGAGCCGGTAAAGAGCAAGGTAAAATGTTAATTAAAAGATTCTTGTCTAACTTGCCGGCACTTAGGAGATTAAGAGAACAAGTAGAGAATGCTGGTAGGAGAGGAAAAATAAAAGCTATTGATGGTAGATATTTAAAAGTTAGGAATGCACATTCAGCACTAAATACTTTATTACAGGGAGCTGGTGCTATTATATGTAAGCATTGGTTATTACGTATTACTCATAGAGTATACAATAAAAAACTAGATGTTAAACTTGTTGCTTCTGTTCATGATGAATACCAGTTTGAGGTAGCAAACAAAGATGTAGGAGAGTTTTGTAGTATCACAAAGATTGGTATAAAAGAAACAGAGAACTTATTAAAACTAAGATGTCCTTTGGACAACGATTACAAAGTAGGAGTAACATGGGCGGAAACACATTAGAACCAAAAGTAGAAGATAGAAAAAAGTTTGATATAGATTTACAGTATGGTCAAGTAAGAGAAAAGATTGTAGCAGATATGTTACAAGATAAAAAGATAGAAGTAAAATCAGAAAGAGGTATGTGGTTACAGACAGGCAACATAGCAATAGAATATGAAAGCTATGGAAAACCTAGTGGTATTAATGCTACTGATTCGGATTATTGGTTTCATAATTTATGCGTAGGAGACCAGGTGTTTGCAACATTAGTATTTGAAACGAAGATGTTAAAGAAAATTATTAACGAATCTATTAATGCTAATCAAGTTAGGAGTGTATCAGGTGGAGACCACAATGCATCTAGAATGTATTTAATGAATATACAAAATCTTTTTTCTCAAAGTATTATTAAAAAAAGTGTTGACAATAATAATACTAATTGATATAATATAATTTTAAAACTAAAAAGGAGATACACATGAGTGTAATAAGTGGAACTGCTTATTGGGCAAGCATAACAAGCCCAAACACAACGTTTGATGCAGATGGCACATGGAGTATAGATGTGGGTAATCTGGATGAAACTAACAAGACTCTTGCAGAAAAAGATGGTCTTGCAATAAAGAACAAAGGTGATGACAGAGGAGACTTTGTTAGCATCAAACGAAACGTCAAAAGAAAAGATGGTAACTTAAATAGTGCACCAGAAGTTCTTGATGCTCAGAAGAGAACAATGCTAAATACATTAGTAGGTAATGGTTCAAAAGTAAATGTTCTATATACTACTTACGAGTGGAAATACAAAGGTCGTTCTGGTGTTTCTGCTGACCTTAAGAAAGTTCAGGTCGTGGATTTAGTTCCTTATCAGGGTGATGCAGATGATGCATTTGATGTAGTGCCTGATGGGTACTCTTCTGAGAAAGACGAAAAAATTCCTTTTGCCTCTTAATTAAAAGGATAGTGAAAGCTCTGATTCTTGCGTATTCCTTCAGAGCTTTCACGTTTTATTATGAAAAAAATAGATACAATAGTAGAAGATATATACAGCTTATTCGAAAAAAAGAATGAAGACTTAACAGAAAAAGAAGTAGATAAATGTATAGATGACTTTGCTAGTTCAGTTAAGATTCATGTAAAAGAGTTTTTAAAACAGTTGCCTCATGAAAAACCAAGATTAAGATTATCTACTATAGGTAGACCAGATAGGCAACTATGGTATGACTTTAAAAAGCCACACAATAAACCTATACCACCTAGTTCAAGGATAAAGTTTTTGTATGGTTATATACTAGAGGAATTATTAATTATGCTTTCTTCTATTGCTGGTCACAAAGTTACTAACCAACAAAAGCAAGTAGAAGTAGAGGGAGTAAAAGGACACCAGGATTGTTTTATTGATGATGTGCTTATAGATTGTAAGAGTGCGTCAGGGAGAGGCTTTACTAAATTTAAATATAATAACTTATCTAATGATGACCCTTTTGGATATATCTCTCAAATATCTGCTTATGCAGAGGGCAATGGTGTAAATGAAGCTGGGTTTTTAGTTATTAATAAATCAACAGGTGAAATATGTTTAACAAAAGTACATTCATTGGAGATGATAAATGCAAGAAAAAGAATACAACATCTTAAAAAAGTTATTGAATCTACCAGTGTACCTGATAAATGCTACACTGATGTTCCTGATGGTAAGTCTGGGAATTACAAGTTGGATACTGGTTGTATCTATTGTAATTATAAGCATGATTGTTGGAGTGATGCTAATAATGGTAAGGGACTTCGTACTTTTCAGTATTCAACCGGTTATAGATATCTTACAAAGGTTGAAAAAGAGCCAAACGTAGACGAAGTAAGTGAAGAAAGAACCTGATATAATACAAATAGAAAATGTTTTTTACTCTGAGCCTGAAAACCCAGAGAAGAAACTTTTTGTTGCTGTAATACTACAAGCATTGCTAGACCTATCAAAAAATATACAGACAAAGACAGATAGAGTAAACAAAGATAGAGCAGAGTCCTGGTTTTTTACCAGTGTTGGAGTAACGTGTAAAAATTTTGAAGAAGTATGTGGCATGGCAGGAGTTACACCTAGTAAAGCTAGGTCTTTTGCCTACAAAGTTATGAACGCAGATAACAAAAAGTTTTTAAGAAAACGAATAAGAAGTGTATTAAGAGGTGATGATGACAAAGAAAAAAGATTTGACTTATGAAGAAAATTTTGATAAACTATATCAAGATATGATAAATTATGAGGAGCAAGCAAACATGGGTATGATGGATGAAGCAATAAAAGAAACAGTAAAGAGTAAAGGCTTTACAAAAACAGATTTAAAAAAACAAGCGTTAAAAGCTACACTAAAACAAGTAGGTGGTAGCCACTACAAAGATTGTAAGATACAACCTGTAGAATATATTGTAGGTAATGACTTGACTTTTCTTGAAGGTAATATTATAAAATATATTACAAGACATAGAAGAAAAGGTGAAGGAAGAAAAGATATAGAGAAAGTAATACATTACGCAGAAATGATTTTGGAGATGGAATACAATGATGAATAACTATTTACCAACAGAGTATCAAAGTTTTATACATCTATCTAGATACTCTAGATGGTTGCCTGATGAGGGTAGAAGAGAGACCTGGATTGAAACAGTATCCAGATTAAGTAATTTTATGCAGATACATTTAAAGAAAAATTTAGGTGTAGAAATAGATAGTGAGACATGGAGAAAGATAGAAGATTATATCATTGGTCTTTCTGTTATGCCTTCTATGAGAGCATTGATGACTGCTGGCACAGCATTGGAGAGAGAGAACATTGCCGGTTATAATTGTTCTTATATTCCTATTGATAATCCAAAAGCATTTGATGAGATACTTTATATTTTAATGAATGGCACAGGTGTAGGTTTTTCTGTTGAAAGACAGTATGTAGATAAGTTACCCACTATACCAGATAGGGAGTTTGAAAATACAGATGATGTTGTTGCTGTTGCTGATTCAAAAGAAGGTTGGGCAAGAGGATTTAAAGATTTAATATCTTATCTTTATACTTGTAGAATACCAAAGATAAATGTTAGTAAGGTTAGACCAGCCGGTCAAAGATTAAAAACATTTGGTGGTAGAGCAAGTGGTCCACAACCTTTAGTTAATCTTTTTGATTTTGTTATTGAAAAGTTTAAAGGTGCAAAAGGTAGAAAATTAAACTCTATGGAGTGTCACGATATTGCGTGTAAGACAGGTGAAGTTGTGGTTGTAGGTGGTGTGCGAAGGTCTGCTTTAATATCTTTGAGTAATCTCTCTGACCAAAGATTAAGAGCAGCTAAGTCCGGTGCTTGGTGGGAGACGAACCCTGAAAGAGCACTAGCTAATAACTCTGTTGTGTATACTGAAAAACCAGATGCAGGTATTTTTATGAAGGAGTGGTTGTCTTTATATGAAAGTAAGTCTGGTGAAAGAGGTATATTCAACAGAGTATCAGCACAAGAAAAAGCTAGAGAAAATGGTAGACGTAATGGTGACTATGACTTTGGAACTAATCCTTGTAGTGAGATTATACTAAGACCTAATCAGTTTTGTAATCTTACAGAGGTTGTTGTAAGACCTATGGATACTGAAGCTACATTACATGATAAGATAGAAGTTGCCACCATATTAGGCACAATACAAGCAACACTAACAGACTTTGGTTATCTTAGAAAAAGATGGCAAACAAATACAGAAGAAGAAAGACTGCTTGGTGTTTCTCTTACAGGTATTATGGATAATTCTATTATTAATAGAAGAAGAGAAAGACTACCAGAGATACTACAAGGTATGAAAAATAAAGCTGTTATAACAAATAAAGAGTGGGCAGAAAAGTTAGGCATACCACAGTCAACAGCTATTACATGTGTTAAACCTTCAGGTACAGTTAGTCAGTTGGTTGATAGTGCTAGTGGTATTCATGCTAGACATAATCCATACTATATTCGTACAGTTAGAGGTGATAACAAAGACCCACTAACAGAGTTTATGAAAGCACAGAATATACCAAATGAACCAGATGTAATGAAGCCAGACCATACTACAGTATTTTCTTTTCCTATGAGTTGTTCTGATACTGCTGTATATAGAAATGATATGACAGCTATAGAACAATTAGAGATATGGAAATGTTATGCACAACATTGGTGTGAACACAAACCTTCTGTTACTATATCAGTAAAAGAAGAAGAGTGGGTAAATGTAGGTAACTGGTGTTGGGATAATTTTAGTTATCTTTCTGGTGTATCTTTCTTACCTTTTTCTGACCATACATATCAGCAAGCACCTTATCAAGACATAGATAAAGAACAATATGAATCTTTACAATCTAAGATGCCTGATAAAATAGATTGGTCTAAGCTACAAGACTTTGAAAAAGAAGATAACACTAGAGGTTCACAAGAGTTAGCTTGTACTGCAGGCTCTTGTGAGTTAGTGGATATTTAATTTTTTTGTTGCATTATATTTTTAATTATGTTATAATGTCTATATGGCAAAAGCAATAGTAGGTGCAGGTAAAAGATTAAGAAGTTTTTTTAAGAAAATAACTTCTATTGGTAAGTCTAATAGGACTAGACCAAAAAATAAACATAAACGTAGAAACTATAAAAAATATAAAGGACAAGGTAAATGAAAATAATTTTAGTATTAATAATAAGTTTTATAACTTTACAATTAAAAGCAGATGCATGGTTTGATTCAGTAGGATATAGATATTATCATGATTTAGATAATGAACGTAATGGTTCAAAGTTTAGAAGTTATGCCACTAAAAATTTATCTAATAACGATAGATTAAAAATAGCATATGAAAGACAAAGACCTGGTAGTGGTATAGAGTCTGGTGTATTCTTTATTGATTATGAGTGGAAGTTCTAATATGCAAAAAATTAGAAATGATATGGACACAGTGTATATTGGCTATGACCCTAGAGAACATGCGGCTTATGAAGTATTAAAGTTTTCTATTGAAATACGTGCCAAAAATCCTGTAAGAATAGTGCCTCTTAAAAAAGATGCATTAATTAAAAATGGTATGTTTAGAAGAAAATCAAACAGTATAGGTAATCAACAATATGATGAGATAGATGGTAGACCTTTCTCTACTGATTTTAGTTTTACTAGATTTCTTGTACCGCATTTAAGTTTATATACTGGTTTATCTTTGTATATGGACTGTGATATGTATTGTTATGGTGATATAACAGAATTATTTGATATGTGTAGAGATAGTTATTATCCTGTGTGGGCAGTACATCACAAGTATGATGTAGAAAAAGGTGTTAAGATGGATGGTCAGGCACAAGAGCCTTATCACATGAAGAACTGGTCTAGTCTTATGATGTTTAATAATAATCATCATTACTTAGATAAGTTAAGTATTGATGCTATTAATACAGAAAAAGGTAGATGGTTACATACATTTAAGTGGTTGCCTGATGAAGAGTCAGATATAGGTCAAATACCTGAAGAATGGAACTGGCTTGATGGTCATTCACCAGAAAATATGAAACCAAAGATTGTTCATTTTACAACTGGTGGTCCTTGGTTTGCTAAATGGAAACCTAGAGGAACTACTGAAGGAAGATATGCTGTTAAATGGTGTGAAGATGCTAGATGGTTACAGATGAAAGGTATTATACCAAGAGAAAAGGATTATTTAATACAATGAGAGAACTAACAAGTACATTATATAAATCTTTGAGATGTCATTATAAAGGTGAAATAAATAAAGCATTATATCAACTTGATTTAGCATTTCAAAAACCTGTTGCAATCGGTGAACATCCTAAGATAGTAGAAGATTGTATTGTTTTAATTAAACAGTTAGCAGAAGCTGAAGAAGCATTAGAAACATTGGAGAAAAATTTTGGAATCTACAGAGAAGCAAGTTAATATTGTAACATCTTTTAATGAAACAATATTAAAAGATACAGCAATACATTTACTAAATTCAACAAAAGAAAATTTAGATACAAGTATAAACTTTACTGCATACTATCATGATTGTAAAATAGATGCATATTCTTTACCAGATTATACTTATAAAAGTTTACATGATATAAAAGACCATGAAGACTTTTTGAAAAGATATGCAGAACATGATGGCACAGAAGAAGGCAAGATACCTTACAATGAAAAGTTAGATGCATTGAAGTGGTCACATAAAGTGTTTGCCTTAACTGAGATGGCTTTTGATTTAGCAGAAAAAAGTAAAGAAGCAGGTTGGTTAATATGGATTGATGCTGATTCTTATTTAAAAAAGAGATTAACAAAACAAGATATGTTATCTATGTTAAATGATAAAGCAGATATAGTTTATAATCCTGAAGAGCCTTTCTTTATGGCTTTTAATTTAGATAAACAACCTACTATAGATATACTTGCAGACTTACGTGGTGCGTATATATTAGGTGAGATGATTAAATATAGAGAATGGCATGATTATTATATATTATCTAGATTATTAAGTATCTATCAAGCACATGGTATGAAGGTAGAAGTAATGAATGCCATGAATGATTTCTTTTATCATTTTGCAGGTAGACCAGACTTTTCTAAGGTTGCTATAAGAAAAGGTAATGGTGAAAGAGCTTTTCCTTTATCAGATAATGTTGCTCCTGATATTAAACCTAACAGGTATCAACAAATATCACAGATAATGAAGAAGTATGAACCTAAAACTGTTATAGAAACTGGCACATGGAATGGTGGTAGAGCTATAGAAATGGCACTAACTGCCTTTGATTATACAGATAGTTTTACATATCATGGTTATGATTTATTTGAAGATGCCACTATTGAAACAGACCATGAAGAGTTTAATGCAAAAGCACATAATAAGATGTCTGCAGTTCAACAAAGACTAGAAGAGTTTGCAGAACATATGAAAGAAAATAAAAATAAAACTTTTATATTTGAGTTACATAAAGGTAATACAAGAGACATATTAAAAGACCAAAATGCCTGGTTTGATATGGCACTTATTGGTGGTGGTAATAGTATTAAAACTGTAGCTCATGATTATGATTGTGTAAAGCAAACACCTATTGTAATGCTTGACCATTATTTTAGAGAAGATGATGATAAAATGGCACCTAATGATGCATATTGTGGTGTTAATAAAGTATGGGAAAAACTAAAAGGTAACAAAGATATTCGTAAACATGTATTACCTTCTGGTGATAGGGTAAAAGATGGTGGATTTACACATTTTATGATTGTGTTAAATGATAAAAATTTATCTGACATACCAGCAGATTTACAAAGAGTTCCTATCGTAGTAAATCCTAGAGATTGTGTACCAAAAGACTATATACGTGGTAATATTAAAGATAATATGAAGTTGATACCAAAAGATAAATTTATAGAAAAGTGCAGAACACATAACGACCATGCTATTATTATATCTGGTGGTCCAAACATAGATTATTCTGAGTTGAAACACGTTTTATCTAAATATCCTGATGCTATGACTATGTGTGTAAAGCATGCATATCCTGGTCTTATCGCTAATGGTATTAAACCAAAGGCATGTATATTATTAGACCCACGTTCTATAGAAGGTGAAAGCACACATGGTGTGAAAAGAAAAGATTTACTAAAAGACTTAGACAAAGATACCAAGTTTCTTGTTGCATCTATGACAGACCCTTCTGTTACTAATTATCTTATGGAAAAGAAAGCAGATGTATGGGGTTGGCATGCATTTACAGAGTCATTAAGAGATGATGAAGATAGAAAACATGCAATCAAAAATAATCAGGTAAAGATTAGAGAAGATGTAGGTTTACCTGTAGGTGCTACACTAATTACTGGTGGAACTTGTGCGGCTATGAGAGCTATAGGTATGCTACATACTATGGGTTTTAGAAACATGCACTTGTTTGGCTTTGAATGTTCATTAGATAAAGAGCCTACAGATGATATGAAGAAAGAAACTACTGGTGCTGATGATGAACCTAAAAGACCAAAGTATTTTCAAGTATCTGTTGGTGATAAACCATTCTGGACTACCGGTGAATTACTAGCAATGGCACAAGATTGTGAGAAAACTTTTGCTGATAAAACTATGGGTATTAATTATTATTTTTATGGTGATAATACGTTAGTATCAGAGATATGGAAAGGTGCTCAAAGTAAAGAAACACTACCTAATTATAAGGAAATGTTAAATGCATAGCAGAGCCGAACCCTCACAAGATTATGTAGACTTATTAACAGAATATAAAGAGTTACACAAAGACCCTAAATACTTTAATGGTATTTGTTTAATAACACACTTAAATACAGTGTCAAATATTATAATGAAAGAAGGTGCTAAAAGTGTTTTAGATTATGGTTGTGGTAAAGCCTTGTTGTATGATGATGAAAAGTACAAAGCAATGCGACTAAATAAAAAAGGACAGACACTGCCTAAACCTTTACATAAGATATGGCAACTTGATTATCATGCTTTATATGACCCTGCCTATCCTAAACATAGTAAGTTACCAAAAGGTAGATATGATGCGGTGTTATGCACAGATGTGATAGAACATATAGATGAGAAAGATGTTGACTGGATTTTAGAAGAGATATTTTCTTATGCTAGAAAGTTTGTTCTATTAACGATTGCTTGTTACAAAGCATTGAAGACATTTAAAGATGGTAGAAACGTGCATGTAAATGTAAAGACACCGGAACACTGGACAGATAAATTATTAAAGTTACATGATAGACACCCACATTTAAATATACATTATAGTTTAGATGTGTTAGAAGATGAAGAAGCAGATAAGCCAGTATCACTAACAGAATGGAAATTAATAGAAAGGAAGTAACATGGCACTATTGAGTTTAATAGGACCTGCCACAAAGTTAATAGGTAAGTTTGTAGAAGACAAAGATGCAAAGAATAAACTTGCACACGAGATAGCTACAATGGCAGAAAAACATGCACAAGAGTTAGCTAAAGGACAGTTAGCAATAAACAAAGAAGAAGCAAAGTCTGGTAATATATTTATTGCCGGATGGAGACCATTTATCGGCTGGTCGTGTGGGGTTGCCTTGGTATGGCACTTTATCGCAGCTCCGTTTATTATTTTCTTTGCAGCTTTATTTGGTGCAACATTACCACCACTACCAGAGTTTGACATGGGTAGTTTAATGACTGTGTTAATGGGTATGCTCGGTCTTGGCGGACTTAGGACTTTCGAAAAGTATAAAAAAGTTACAAAATAAAGGAGATAAAATGACAAAAGAATTTAATATAATATTAGTGACTGTAATACTAGCTGTTATCTTTTCACTTATACTAGTTAACGCAAATACTAATAGAGAACCAGAGTTATCTATAGATATACCTGAACCTGTTATAGAAGAAGTACAGGAAAAAGTTTATGAAAAGTATGAGATGGGTAATTATAGATAGTGGCAGAGTTTAAAAAACACACACCTTATAAGACTAAGGACTGGTATTTAAAGTGGGCATCATCTTTTATATTAATAATAGGTATTATGCTCACTTCTCATAATATTTACCCACTTAACTTATATGTAAGTTCTGTAGGTTTTTTGGGTTGGATTTTAGTAGGCTTTATCTGGAATGATAGAGCAATTATAGTGGTGCATTTGATATCGCTAGTTATATACATGACTGGTTTGATAAATCATTTGCTTTTTACAATGACGAGTATAGATTAACATGGCATTAAATGAACAACAAGAAAGATTTTGTCAGTCGTATATTTTACACAGGAATGCTTCAGAAGCTGCGAGAGCTGCTGGCTATGCAAAAGACCATGCAGCACGACAAGGGCACAGGTTACTACAAAGCGAAGAGGTTCTCGAAAGGATTACGGACCTCGAACAAAACTTAACTACTGATGTAGATGTTATTACTGAAATAGAAAAGCAGTATGAGTATGCCAGAGCAAATGGGCATACAAATAGTGCAATAAAAGCATTAGAATTATTATCAAGGATACGAGGGACTCAGGAAGAGAAAGAGGACACGACTGACCCTGAGAAACTAAAAGAAGATTTAGTAGCCTCTGCTAAAATATTAGGTAAAGATTTTTATTTAGATATTGGTAAGAGAGCTGGATTCTTAGACAGTCATAACAAGGTAGACAATGTAGACAACAAAGAAGATAAACAGTAATACGAGACCACCTATAATAGTGTTCTCTATCATTTGTCTTTGCCTTCTTTGAGCTTCTAGTTCTGCTTCTTTCTTTTGCTTTCGTATGTCTGCTTGTATGCGTATAACTTCATTCCAAGCATTAGGACCATAGTTTAGGTTTACAAAGTTACGCAACTCATTCTCCATTGCTATAGCTTTCTTCTTCATAGCAAATGTTTCTAAGGCTTCTTCTTCTACAGAGCCGAACATTCTATTTTTCTTTTTACTATGTCCTTCTTTAACTGCTTGTATAGCACCCATCCACCTGCCTAAATCTTTAGACATGCTTTCTACTTGCTTACCTACTTTGAATCCTGCTACAATAGTTTTGTATGCAGTGGTAGCTACACCAAATGCTGTAACTGGGTCCATGTTTGCCTCTTAATTCTAATGGATTATTTTATATCATATCTTTCTGATGGGTCTAAAAATTGTAATTCTTGTTGTCTTCTTTTTACTAACCCTTGTCTAACTTTACCTCCTGCTGAAACTATACCTACTTTTGGGTCAAACAATTCTTTTGAAAATGCTTTTAAATCCCCTTTTTTTAATGCTTTAAATCCCCTGGTCTCTTTTTGTTTACCTGTTTTTTTATCTTTAATAAATTTTATTTTTTTAGGACTACTATTATGAAGAATAGATATTAATGCTGATTCAAAACCTTTTGAAAATTTAACACCTTCAGGTAAAAAACTTTTTAAATCATTAAGTTCATCAATAGATTCTCTTAAACTTTCATTAAAAAGTTGTATAGCTTTATCATATGTTATTTTATCACCTTTTTTAACAGCTCTACCATCTATTTTAGTATTTCCTAAACCTATGGTCATAATACCTGTTGATGGGTCTTTATATGCCTCTAAATAAGGCTCACCAGTTTTATTTTTACTTTCAAATAATTTTATTAAATCAGTTCCTCTAGGATACATTTGTGAAATTGTAGGAACTGTGTCAGTCTCTTCATCTTTTAGCTGTGAATCTGTAAGAGTTTTATCAGCTATGGTATCATCTAACTCCCTTTGTTTTGCACTTTGCATACCTAAATTAACACCACCAAAATCTTCTACAGGAACTGGGTCTGTAGTCACTTTATCAGCTATTGTGTCATCTAGTAAACCTTGTTCAACACCTATTTGTTCTTTTAATATATCAACATTTGTTTTTACATTTTCTTCTATCGGTAATGTTTTTAATCTATATACACCATCTGTATCTAATACAACTTTCTGTTGAAATTTACTTTCGTCTATTCTTTCTTCTTTAGGTAGTAACTCCATAAAACTAGGAGCATCAGCTAAAAATTCTTGCTTAACTTGTGGTTTATCAATGTTTTCAGTAAATGTCATAGGCTCATTCTCTGCTGCCATTTTTGTATAAGTATCTGCTAGTTCTTCAACTGAGGCATCAGGTTTTTCTTGAACTTTAGACTTAGTTTCTTGAGCTTTATAAAGGTCTTCTAATTCTTTTAAATTAGCAAACAACAAATTTAATCCTCCTCTATCAATCATTATAATGTCCTTTCACCTATAAACTCTAACTCTTGGATTACTTAAATCTACTTCTACTGGTCTGCATATTGCTGTGTATTTTTGTTTTGTTGCAGGGTTTGCTGGCTGCCTCATTACTCTAGCTGCAAAGTATTTACATCTATTAATATCAGCAAACATCATATTGCTTTCTTGTTGTGCTCTACCTAGATATAACACTAATAGAAAAACAGTTGTCACTTCTCGGCTGCCCTTCTAATCATATCATCTATCTTACTTTCTAATCTATCAAATCTTTGCATAAGCTGTGACATATCATCTTTCACATCTTCTTTAGTAGCATAGTTTAGTGCCATTTGTTCTTTAGCTTTTGCCAGTTCATCTTTTACTTTACTAATAGCAGCAGACGTAGAACGTATCCACCATAGAA